CCATTGATTGTAGCAGGTGCGCCGTCGCGGAATGAAGGCTGCCATGTACCCGCGCCCATGTTAGTTGCGGCTAATGACAATTTTTTGATGACGGCCAAAATTTTGTCGTTCATCATATACCCGCACGTTGGCGAAGCGCGATAGGCAGGGTCAACCTCATGTGAAAGGTCGATCAATTCGCCTAATGTAATAGCTGTTGCAGATGCTGCCGTCCTTCCCAATGTTGAAGCAACTACGATACCGTTTGGATCGCCCGTACCATCACCCAATGTTAGGGTATCGTTTGCGGCACGGCCAAATGATTCCGAGAAAGCATCTTGGAACTCGGCCAAAATATCAAACTCGCTATCCTGCAAAAGTTCGTACGAAATTTTGAGCGCGTCGGTGTACTTATACGCATCCATTACGATCTGCGTGTAGGTAATATCCTGCACCGCAATAGAGCCGCTTTCTGCTGTCTTTACTGCTTTTCGGCCTGTGGTATTGCGTGACGGGAATGTAATTTGCCCGCCTGTCGCTGTAAAGCGCACCTTTGCAACCTGCAAAACGCCGCTATACAATTTCATCAATTTGATGATCTCGTTTTGAAGCAAAACAGGAACAAGAAAACCGCCCAATCCAGCCGTTCCGCTGATCTGCGTTGCCGTGCCGCGCTTTTCAACTGCCATTGATTTATAGATGCGTTGTTCCGGCTCGCTCAGAGCGTCAAAGCCTTGATGCATTGCACGGGCAAAAATTTCCAATTTCTCCTGATTTTCAGCCTCTTTTGTGCGCTTTGCTTTTGCTGTGCCGTTTTCTGCCTCCTGCTTTTCGCGCTCTTCCATAAAATCTTCGGCTGATTGCTTTTCGATTTTAGAAACTTGCTCGGCGCGTTGCAAAAGTTTGTACGTTTCGGCTTGGTCTTTTTCAGCGCGACTGAAAAGGTCGTCTAATTCCTTTGACCGCGCCTCGGTTAATCCGGGTTTGCCTAATTCGGTTACCGCCTCTTGCATGGCTACCAATGCAGCGTCATGCTTCTGTTTTAATTCCCTAAAATTGGGTAGTACTGACATAGCTTAATTTTTATTTATTGCGTTAATGTGTTGCCTTTCGCAATAGCCATGCGGAGGCGTATACTTTTGTTATTTGTGTCCCGTGTGCTTGCTGTTGTTTCGTCGGGCGTTTCGCTTTCGGGGTTATCGCTTGTATCTACTTCAATCTCAATTTTTACCTTTGCGCGTTCGTCAAGTTGTCTAACGTTGCCCAAAAAAGCATTTCTTTCTTCAATTAGGCTGCGGGCTTCACTTGTTGCGCTTTGGTATGCCGGAAAAGTGACCGGAGAAACATCGTACAACTTGCCGCCTTTTACTAATTCCCTAATATCCACTTTCCCGTTTTCGTAGGCCATTCTAGTAAGGGTCACTTCGTCAACAATGCCCGCTAATTCCGAGCGATCAACTTCGCGCCAAACCGATGACGTTACGGTGAACGCAAAAGACGACTGATAGATATAACCGCCGCTTACCTCCTCGTATGTGTCGCGCCCTACCTGCGTATCTGGTACAATTGCTTCGTAGTCGTAGCCGTCGGGCGTGTCTTTTAGCGTTAACGTTCCGTTTGCTGTGCGACCTAAAATCAAGTTTGGGTCGTGGTTTTTGAGTGCAGCCGTTTGCGTTGTGTCTATACCATCAAAAAAACCGCGACGCACTACCTCCAAATGCCAACCCATGTCGGTATATTTGTCATATACGGACGCTAGGCCACCGATAACCTTTTTCGGTTTTTCGCCGTCCATGCGTTGTTCGGATCGGTGCTTAATATCAAAAAATCGAACATTGATATTTTCGCCCGTTTCTTTATTTTCCCTATTAGTTTGTGCCTTGCGGTATTCCATTGTCTGTATCGTTTGCGCCCGTTGCCACCGGGTCATTATTTTGTGTTGTCGGTTCGGGTGTTACGCCCACTTCTACCATGTTTAACGGTCGATAGTGCGCTTTACCCAATCCGTTGGGTAATTGATTTAAGTTATCTAATGCTCGCGCCTCATCTATGTTGTAAACTCCATTTTGGAGCATCTTAACCAAATATTCGCCACGTGCCGCCGTGTCACCTCTCAAAAGACTATCAAGGTTGTATCTATAAAAATACTTTCCTTTGTCCGATTGCCTTAAAATACGGCGGTTCATTTCCGTTTCTCTTAATTTTACCTTTGGCCTTACCAGGTTTTGCACAAACTCAATTGCCTGTTGTTCAATGTTGCTGTACGTGCTGTTTGTCATTTCTGCAATTAAGTGCGGAGGCACTCCGTAAATTCTGCAAATATCTAGCACACTCATTTTTGATGCTGCGATATATTCCGCATCTTTTGGAGACATTGAAATTTGTCTATACTTCATTCCGCCGCCCAAAACAGGTATGGCTGCCGTGTTTTTGTAGTCCTGTAAAACAGAAAGGAAAGACCGCCTTAGTTCTGCGATCTGCTCCGTTTTTAACGCCGCCTCGCTTTCAATTATACCCTTAGCGTACCCGCCATTTTTGTACATATTTGCGGCGTATTGGTTTGCTGCTATTGCCATTCCAAAAGTTTCACGCGCTGCCTGTAACGGGCTTTGGCCTATCAATCCGTCATCTGAAAAGTTCTTAAAATGCAGTATTTCCCAATCGTGTACAATTTGATTCCTTCCCTCTATGTCGCTATATTGGTAGTATAGTTTTTTATCCTTTAAAAACGGTTTTACACAATCGGGGTGCAAAATCTCCATTTTAGAAATTTTGCCAAAACGCCCAAAATAAAGACGGGTGTAAGAATTGCCGCGCAATGATAAATGAAGTTCGCTTGTGCTGTCGAAAGTAAAGCGGCTGTATAAATCGTTTGGCTCTAAACACGGTATAATATATTCGGGCGTATCTGTTATCTCTATTGTATCGCCATTTGGCAGCCTTTCATAAAGTCCCAAATGTAACGAGGCGATTGTATTGGAGATAATCCTACAACACGCATAAACAGCACTAATAGAAAGAGCGGCCTCGGGCGTAACGTTTACACCTGAAAGAGACTGGTTGCCGCCTCCAATCCAATCAATAAACCATTGTTCGGGATTTTGCAGGGTGCTGCGTTCCTCAATTTGCGGCTGTTGTTGTATTGGAGCATACCCAAAACTTCCTAATATTTTTTGTACTACGCCCATGTTTGCACAAAGATGGGACAATAAGCAAGCCAAAAGGATATATTTTTGTTAACTGTTGGGTTAACGTGCCGCATTATTGTGGGCGTTACTTATCTTTGCGGCTTAATTATTAAAACTTTTATAAGAAAATGAACAAAGAGAAAATTAAGGAAATGCTAAAAGAAGCAGCGTTCTTGACCAGTGAAGAGCGCGTATTTTTGACAAAAAAGTTGATAAAGTGGAACGCAAGCGACATGAGAGTGCAGGCTAACGCGATTGATCATCTTGCCAGTCAATTGGATAGTGCGGGCGATCGTATAAATAGGTTGCGCATTGAGTTGGCTGACATTAAAGCAAAAGAGGCACTTAGTACACTAAAATATGCGGAACGAAAACTAAAAGAAAACGGCGGCCTGGCTGTTTCTTGGAATGAATCAGAAAGTCGCGACGCACACGCATGGAACAGAGACGATGAAGGATTTAATATTTTAAAAGAGGCTGGTCGTGCTGCTGCCAAAAATATAGACAAAATGATAATAAAAGAGCCATAACACGTTACCGCGTATGGCTCTCCAAAAAAATGAAAACAATTTCTATTACACTTCCTATTCTTTACAACTAATCACCTCTATACCATTTTATTATAAAGGCGTTAATCCTGTCTTTGCGGGTAAAGTATTTTTTATGTAGCCTATTTTTCTTGTTGGCTCTTATTTTTTTATCTGCCTTGTATTGCCTTTCTTCACCGGGTCGCATAAGCGTATCGCCAACAAATTTAAAAATCTTTTCCTGTTTCATTTCATTCTTTACGGTTCTTTTGGTTTTATAACTAGGTCATGCCCGACAATACTACCATGTACCGTTATTTCTTCTTTGTTTTGCGATTCAATTAATTCTATCAGTTTTTTACTTGATACTGAATATCCTGTATAGTTGCCGCGCTGCTGTTCACTTGAAAGAATGGTAATTGTTGGCGTTGTTAAAACGCCGCCGTTTGCTAGTTTATTTTTTTTCTTTTTCATGTTTTATTTTATTATCGGCAAATACTTAAAAAGCATTGCAAGTGTTATTAATTGGAGTATAATAACGGCAATATACACCGCAAACTCTATTTTATATCTAGTTTCCTGTTTCATTTTAAAAAGTTTGAGCCGCCTCGGAAATTAGGTAGTACCTAGACACTGTTATTGCGCCGCATACATCTGCAAACTCCACTACAATTTCAAAATCTCCAATTTGGGTATTATTTTCTACGTGATATACTGTAAAATCTTTTTTTTCAGCAAAAATATAAACAGTATCAAAGTGCGCTTTTATCGCGTCCAATACCGACGGTATATGGTTTACTAAGTCTTTAGTTATCTTTAATCTTGCCATTGTTTTTATTTTTACCCCACAAAGATACTAACTATTGGTTAACTTCAACTTATTTAAACGCTTTATTTTTTCACGCCGCGACATTGATGCCTTAAACGTCTCATATTTTTCATATTGACGGCTGCCAGTTTTCAAAACCATGTCGGCCTCGGCTCGTAAATAACAAGCGTATCGAATTATATCGGGTGTC